GTTGACTTTGATAATAACAAAGACCCTGATACATCAGACCAAGTTAACTCACAAACTTCTGGTGACGAACAACAGAATCAAAATAATAATTCAGAAGAGAATGGTGAAACTAATGACATTGAAACAAAGTCTGAAGGTGAGAGTCAAACCTCTAATTCATCCATCAATGATGATCTCAATGTTGAGACTGATGATCTCTTCAATCAAGGTGCACAGAGTCTGACTTCTGAAACTGCTTCTGGTATTTCTGGTTATTATGAGATTCCTAAGATCAATCTTGACAATGTGATTATCTCGAGCACTGAAATTCATTCACTTATCAATGATTGGTGGAAAGTAACATCAGATGAACATCAACTTAATTCGTTTTCATTTGTTGATAAGGAGTATCATGACTACAAGAAGTCAGCACAAAAAGAAGTCAATTACTTGGTAAAGGAGTTTGAGAGTAAGAAAGCTGCTGATGCTTATTTTCGTTCCTCTGTTTCTAAAACTGGACTTCTTGATTGTTCTAAACTTCACACCTACAAGTACAATGAAGATCTTTTCAAGAAAGTAAATGTTATTCCTGATGGAAAGAATCATGGTCTAATCTTTATTCTTGATTGGTCTGGGTCAATGGGTGACATTATGGAAGACACAATCAAACAACTTTTTAACATTGTTTGGTTCTGTTCTAAGGTCAACATTCCATTTGAAGTTTATGCATTCTCAAACAACTTCAGACACTCTATTGAGGGTAATTTGAATGTTTCTGAAAGAATTGAAAATGAATTTGTTATTCAAGACACATTTGTTCTTATGAACATTTTGACTCATAAAGTCAATAAGAAAAATCTTGATGAGCAAATGAAAACGATTTGGAGACTTTCCTATTACTTCAAAAAATTGTGTGGCTATTCAATTCCTTCTCAACTCAATCTTTCTGGAACTCCATTAAATGAAAGTCTAGTTGTTCTTCACAGTTTAATTCCTCAATTCAAATCACAAAACAAACTTCAAAAAGTTCAGTGTGTGATTCTAACTGATGGTGAAGCTCATCCTCTCAAGGCCAATGTGAAGAGAACTTATGGTGATAAAGATTTTATGGGTTGTTTTTATGTGATGACTCACAATTCCTATCTTCGTAATCGTAACACTGGGTTTACTTATAATCTGGGTGAACAATATTGGTCATTTACTCAAACTCTTCTTCTTGATTTAAAACAAACATTTCCAGACGTAAACTTCATTGGATTTAGAATTGCAAACTCTCGTGATTTTGGTTCCATTATTCGTCGTTATGATGGAATGATTTCTGAAGATGATTACAAGAAGTCACGTAAGAATAAGAGTTATGTCATCAAAGGTAACTCTGGTTATCAATCTTACTTTGTTATTATGGATAACACACTCAATCAAAATGTTGAATTTGATGTTGATGACGATGCATCAAAAGCAAAAATCAAATCCGCCTTCACAAAATCTTTACGATCTAAAGCACTAAATAAAAAAGTGTTAAGTGAGTTTATGGATTTGGTGTGCTAAACCAGTTTCATAACTGGCATAACCCTACTGGTGAACAGCCAGTGGGGTCTTATAATAAGGATAACAAAACAACGCTGTCCATGGCTCTGTCTACTGAAACTCTAGTCTCTTCACTTCAAGACCTTTATGGTGATGTTGTGACCTCTGGTGACCTTCGTGCATGGTGTACAATGAATGATGTCAGTTATCCAACTGCATCTAAAAAACTGAATGATTATAAAACTGGTCGTGGTAAGTGGAACCTTACCACACAAGAAAAACTAGAGAAAGAATATCAGGCACCATCTGCAATGCCTGCAGTTGAACAAAATCTTATTCCAGAAAAAGATGATACCTTCGTCCCTTTTGGTAACTTCAATGATATCAAAAAGATTATTAAGTCCAATCTTTTTTACCCTACATTCATTACAGGACTTTCAGGTAATGGTAAAACGGTTTGTGTTGAACAGGTTTGTGCTCAACTTAAGAGAGAACTGATCCGTGTCAACATTACCATCGAGACTGATGAGGATGATCTTATTGGTGGGTTTCGTCTTGTTAATGGCGAAACTGTCTGGCATAATGGACCCGTTATCGAGGCTCTGGAACGCGGAGCTGTGTTGCTTCTAGATGAGGTTGACCTGGCATCCAATAAGATTTTGTGTCTTCAATCCATTCTGGAAGGTAAAGGTGTCTTCCTCAAAAAGATTGGTAAATTTATTCACCCTAAACAAGGTTTCAATGTTATTGCAACTGCAAATACTAAAGGTAAAGGCAGCGATGACGGTCGCTTTATTGGAACTAATATTCTCAATGAAGCCTTCCTAGAAAGGTTCTGTGTGACCTTTGAGCAGTCTTATCCTACTCCTACCACAGAGGCTAAGATCTTGAGTAAGATCTGTGATGATGATAAATTTGTCAGTCATTTGGTTGATTGGGCAGACATCATTCGTAAGACTTTCTATGATGGTGGAATTGATGAAGTGATTTCTACTCGTCGTCTTGTCCACATTGTCAATGCTTATAAGATCTTTGATGATAAGACTAAGTCAATTCAAGTCTGTCTCAACAGATTTGATGATGAAACTAAGTCTTCATTTGTTGAACTCTATGACAAAGTTGATGGTGATTTTGATCTAACTTCAATTGATGAAAAGGTTGACAAAAACATTGAATTCTGATAACATTTAAACAAAGACTTTTGAATTATGAGCTCAAACATTAGTGAAGGAAACCCCCAAGACTTTTGGGAATATGATGGGATTGGTCTAGTGGGTAATCCTAATACTGCTCCAGACACCTTGACATTCCTTGGTGGTCGTGAGAGTGACACCATTAGTTTTAAATCATCTCGTGTTCCTGGTGGTCTAGGGGATGATCATATTAGTCTTAATCTTGAGATTCCAACCTCTATTCCTAACTTTGGCAATCCTTCAGGATTCTGGAAGTATGAGGAAGATAAGACTCTGAATGAGATAAAGGAATATCTTTCAGGAACCTATCAATCTCACTACACCTCTCAAGAATCAAAGACACAAACACTTGATCTTATTGAGAGTATTGGTGATGGTGAGGCATTCTGTCGATCAAATGCTATTAAATATCTTTCCAGGTTTGGTAAAAAAGGTGGTAAGTCTAAACTTGACATTTTGAAAGCAATTCATTATTGTATTCTTCTCTACCACTTCTCTGGTCTCCACAGTCAAAAATCTAACTATAACTATTGAACATGAAACTTTCTGAATCCACTGTTAATCTTCTCAAGAACTTTAGTTCCATTAACCAGTCTATTCTTTTCAAGGCAGGTAACAAACTGCGAACTATCTCAGTGATGAAGAATATTCTTGTTGAAGCAAATGTCAGTGAAGAATTTCCCAAAGACTTTGGAATCTATGATCTCAATCAGTTTCTAAATGGTCTGAGTCTTCATCAGAATGCTGAACTTGATTTCACTAATGATGAGTATGTTGTGATCAAAGAAGGCAAGAGTCGTTCAAAGTTTTTCTTTGCCGATCCTAATGTGATTGTTGCACCACCTGAAAAGGAGATTACTCTTCCATCTGAGGATGTTGAGTTTGTTCTAACAAGTCAACAACTGGAGAAACTCAAGAAGGCTGCATCTGTTTATCAGGTTCCTGACATTTCAGCCATTGGTGAGAATGGTGTTGTCAAACTGGTTGCTCGTGATAAGAAGAATGACACTTCCAATGACTTCTCTATCATTGTTGGTGAAACTGATTCTGAGTTTGTTTTCAACTTCAAAGAAGAGAATCTGAAGATTGTTCCTGGTAATTATGATGTAGTTGTTTCTTCTAAACTCCTTTCACGTTTCACTAATCAGAATCAAGATGTGACTTACTACATTGCTCTTGAACCTGACAGTACCTTTGGATGATCCGTAAATTTGAATCAGATGAGATTGTCATCATTGATGACTTCTTAGATCAAGACAAATTTGATTACTCAAAAAAGAGAATAGACTCTCATCTGCAAGAATACTTTCTTCATCATACAATCTCTCTTCAGGATGAGGGAGATTCTAGACTTTTTTATGGATTTGGATGTAACTTTGTTGAACAAAAACAACCAGAAGTCTACCAAAAAAGATCTAACTCCTCAATCATTTACAACATCAACCAAAAGATCAAAGAGACTTTTGGATTTAAGAAAGTTGTAAGATCAAGACTGGATATGACCACATATCGTGGTGAAGAACAGGTTGTGTTTGGACCTCACATTGATGTGAATGGAATCCATTACACAACCATTTTTTATTTCAACACATGTAATGCTCCAACTATTATCTACGA